CTACCGGGTCGCTCTCGAGTAGCTTCGCGAGTTCGGACTCGATGCCTGGCAGCGCCGCCTTCGCCTTTCGCGCGGCCGCGATCAAAGGACACCTCGCGGCGATCTCAGTATTGGCACATGGCACACGCTCCAGTGGTTCGGCCTGAGCATTCAGATCAGTGACCCGTTGGCGTAGGCTGCACACCTGCCGGTCATGACTGGCACGAGCCTGCTCAATCCGCTCCTTCAGTGACCGCACGGCCTGCGTATGTTCGGTCACCGCCGCCCGTTTGCGCTGTGCCACCAGCTCGGCATCGTGCGCCAGCCGCTCGTCCTCCTGGCGCTTGGCTTCGAGTTCTTGAGAGTAGGTCTGAGCTTCCTCGGCGCGGCGGATGCCATCTGACAGCGCGGCCTTGCCGCTTACCGCCTTCTCGAGCTGCGTCAGCCGCGTGGTCGCCTCGCCGATCGCCGTCTTGGTGGTCTCCGCTCGCGCGGCGAGTTCGTCCAGCGACTTGCGGCGGATGTGGTCGGCCTCCCGGTCGCGCAGGAGGGCTTCCTTCGCCTCCTGCGCCTGGGTCAGCTCGCCCTCCGTGGCAGCGATTTGCCCCGCCACGTCGCCCCGTGTGGCTTCGGTCTGGGCGATCTGCTCCCGTAAGGCACCCGCTTCGGAAGCAGTCGCTTGTAGCGCCGCGTGTCGGGTGCGGTCGACCTCGAGCTGTGCTGTCAGGGCACGGCCCAGTTGCCTGGTGACATCGGCGCGCCGATCCCAGGCGGCCAGGTCCAGTATGTCCGAGAGCACCTGCTTGCGCGCGGCCGGTTTCGCCTGCGAGAAGGCGGCGACATTGCCCTGGTTTGCGCAGGCCGTGACCGTGAACAGCTCGTCGGTCAGGTGGATCACCTGCTCGATGCGCCGCTGGGTCTCGGCGACGCTCTTGCCATCCAGCACGATGGGTTCGTGGCCATTGCGCATCTGCAGAGATAGCAGCGTCGTACCCGCTCCCTTGCGGCTGCGCTGCCGGGATACCAGATAGACATCATCGCCCAGCGCGAACTCGAACTCGACCCGGCAGGCCTGCTCGCCCTCCGTGATCACTCCATCGGTTCCGCCTCGGGTGTGGCCGAAGAGGGCGAAGCGCATGGCATCAATGAGGCTGGACTTGCCGGACCCGTTCGGGCCGCTCAGCACCGCGAGCGTGACGCCATCGAGGTCGATGGTGTGCTCGCCGCGGTAGGAGAGGAAGTCCTTGAGCTTCAGCCTGACCGGTCTCATGCGACACCTCCCGCGACGACCACCTGCTCGACGAGACGGGCTTCAGCAATGAGCGCGTCCGCCATGGGCTGCAACTCCGGGCGCTGCTGAAGGTAGGCCCGGATGGCCTCTTCGACCGCCATCTCGGAGGACACCGCAACCGCGCGGCGTCGCACCGTCTCGGCACGCTGGGTCTCTACTTGGTACTCGTGCACGCCGGCCGCCTCGAGGTCGCGCCGGAGCGCGGTGAAGTCAACTTCGGCGGCCTGCGGTACTCGCACGCGCACGATGGCGCCGGCGAGTTCATCGGGGGGCGGGAGCACATGACCATTGCCCAGGTCGATGGTGATGAAACGACGGTGTGGCGTCGGGATCTGGTGCACCTCGACGCTGCAGTCGTCGCTCACATCGAGGAGGCAGTAACCCTTGCCTTCCGCTTCCTCGCCGAAGGACACGGCTTCGGGGCTGCCTGAGTAACCGATCCAGGGCGCATCGCACAGCACCTGCGCTCGATGGATGTGACCCAGGGAGATCGCGTCGAAGCCGAGGCCCGCGAGATCATGCGCGTTCAACGTCCACTCGCCGCCGAGCGCCATCAGCCGGTTCTGACCTCCGGCCTGCGCCAGGTCGACCGACAAGTGGGCGAGCAGAATCGCAGGGATCCCGGGGATACAGTCGGCCACCAGCCCCTGGAGGCAGTCCATCATCTTCTGGCGGACCATCTCATTGAGCTGGCCGGGATCGAGCTTTCGGTACTCGTCGTCGGCCAAGAGCAGTTGCTTGTTCGGCCAGGGAAGGCATGCGAGCTGCAACGCGACGTCGCGGCCATCGGGACTGGCGGTGTCGGTGGCCTCGACGGTCACTCCATCCGATCCCTGCCACACGTTCAGCACCGTCGGCCGGTCGATCACGAGCAGCCCGAGCGTATCCCGCACCAGGTCCAGAGCGTGCTTCTCGGCTGGAGACCGGGGTGCATCGTGGTTGCCGAGGAGGAGCACAACCGGCACCCCGGCCTCCAGTGCCGGCCGCAGCGCCTCCCGGAGGAGCCGTACCTCCGAGGGTGTGGGCCGACACCCGTGAAACGCGTCACCTGCGTGAAGCACCAGCTGCGCGCCGCGGCTCAATCCATCCTCAATGGTGAACCGCGCGCAGCGATAGAAGTCGATGAGCCGGGAGTTCAGCCCGGTGTCAGCATCGATGCGATTTCGCTGAGCGGAGAGATGCCAGTCGGCCGTGTGCACCAGCTTCATCTGGCACCTCCTGCGGCCACCTCGGCCGCCACAGGCAGGTTGCGCGCGGGGCAACGCCAGTCGGAGCGCATCCGGTCCAGCACTCCCTGTGGCGAGATGCGCCGGCCGCGGTAGCTGCGCCGCATATCCTCGGGACAGGGTCGGGAGGCGAAGTCGAGCTTGCCGGCCTTGAGCGCGGCGTGATGAGAACACGTGAGGCAGTTCTTCTCCCAGGCGGCCCAGCTCACGCGGCACCGCCTCTCTGAGCGCGGCCGTTCCCTCGGTACTTCTTCTGACAGGTGAAGCAGTAGTTCGCGCCGGAGAAAGTGGCCTGGCCGCGTGGGCTCTGACAGAAGGCGACCACGGCCGGGGTGAGCCCACCGCCGCAGTCATCGCAGGTCGCGGCCGTTGCTGTGGAAGCGGGTTCGGGCTTCGCCGGCTCAGGTTCCTCCGGTACCGCGACTGCCGCTGGCTCGGCCTCCACGCCAGTCCGCGCCTCTGCGTCCGACCCGTCGAACCCGGTCACGGCGGCGATCGGGAGGCCTGCGTCGAGGTCCGTGTCTGCCGCGTCCTCCGCGTGCCCCTCTGCATCGGTGAAGTCGGGGACGCCTGCGAGGTCGTCGACGACTTCGGCCCTGGGGAGATGCAGCAGGGGCCGCTCCCCCTCCGCCGGCCCGAAGATCTCGGCCCCACTTGAGATCGCCTTTGCCGCCAGGGCGCGCCGCGTCTCGGGATCGGCGAAGTCAGGGGTGAGTTCCGTGCGCACCACGACGAACGGTCGCGCCATCTCCTCGCGCGTGTACGCCTGGCGCAGATGACAGATGGCTCGCACCAGCCTCAGCAACGCCTTCGTCTCGGCCAGACCGTATCGCTCGGCGATGATCTGGTCCAGCCGATCGTCAACGTGCTCCTCGACGTCGAAGGGCCTGCCCTCCTCCTGAGCCTTCGCCAGTTTCTTCTTCGCCTCGCGCACCAGCTTGCGCCGCTGGGCGTCGAGATTCCATTCGTAGCTGGCCTTCACGATGCGCCAGCCGGTGTCCGTGCGCACCGCGCCGATGTACTGGTAGGCGGTGTCGAAGCGCGAGGGGCAGTCGCCGCAACGCGCGGCCTGCTGGGTGGCCTGCGCCATCTCGATGCAGCGCTCGCAGGCATCGGGGGTGATGCGATGGGAGTTACGTGGGTCGATGATCAGGCCGGCCGCGGAAGCGATCTTCAACAGGCCCGGCTTGCTCGGAGCCACCAGCGCGGGCACTGATACGCCGCGCTCCCGTACCCACTTCGTACCGGGCGCGGCATAGCAGTCGCCGCGGTTCACGTCGGGATCGAGTCTGACCTCTACCGCCCGAAACCGCAGATACGGTGCCGCAGTATCGAGCCGCAATACAGGGGAGAGAATGTTGTAGGCCTGGGGATCGTAGTTCGACAGGTCCAGGCATTCGTGCCCGTTCTCTGCGGGCGCTAAAGCGGTGCTCACTGCACAACCTCCACATTCCGCCGGAGGGCGTGTGTCGTGAGCCGCCGCCTTGAGTTCTCTCACGCTTTCTGAGGCCCATCCGGCTTCAGAATCGGCCGACAGAGGCGCGCCGACCGTAGCGTGATTCATCACTCGAAGCGGGAACACAATCAAGCCATGTGCGGCAGAAACATCCCCTGACTGGGGACATGAGTGGCGCAAGTTGAGCCGGTACTTGCGGAATCCGCTGCTATTGTCCCGAAACGTCTCGTGCGCGGCCGTCATGTGGGCACTCCCACTATTGTCTATACGAAGACCCGCGCCGAAACGCCGGAACTTTCTGCTGCATTCAGGTTATGCGCCACGAGGCGATCATGCCTGAGGCCTGCGGTAGAAACGCAGCCGCGCACCTCGCGGGCTGACGACCTCAATCCACTGCGTGGCGGTCTCGCCGACGCGAGCGCCGGAGTGGAGGTGACACACCAACCCATAGTCATGGCCACAGGGGAAGCGGAGCAGACCGCGATTCTGATAGAGCGCCGCCTCTGACCAGCCCAAGGCCAGCGCCTGCTCGCGGATGGCGTCTACCTGGGCGAGGGACTCCGCGGTTACCGACTCCGTGAAAGGCCAGTCGCCGTCGGCAGGGAAGATGTGCGGCGGTACGGCCGCTGCTTCAGCGCGAGGCGTGGATTCCCACTCCTGGATCCGTGGTGGCTGATAGGCCTTCGGATCGAGTGCCTGGACTGCCGCCACAAGTGCGTCCTCGCCAAAGCGCGCGATAGCCCAAGTGTGAATGGCGTTGAAGCGGGTTCGCCATGTCTGATACTGGTCGTCCGACAGCCGTCCCGATCGCTGGAACTGCTGCGCTACCGTCATCCGGTGTCGCAGCCAGGCGTAGTACTCAGCGTCCAGCCTCCGATATCCGCACCGCTCGCAGATCTCGTCCTGATCGGGCTCCGGCGTGGAGGTCTGCCAGGTGTCGAGCTCGGTCGAGACGTAGAGCAGGGATGGGGGCACGGCCGGAAGCGGCGACGCCACGGATGGAATGACGGAGGCCAGATCAGAGCGCATTCTCATTCTCCCACTCATCCGGTAGCTCGGCGAGATCGGTGATTGCGGACTGGCTAGGTCGCGGTACCTCGCGGTACGTTCCCGCGGTACCTTCGCGATCAAGGCCCCGCGGCGATTCTGGCTTCTGATGGTGCTCAGAGGCCTCTGGAGCGGAGGCGCGGTACCTCGCGGTACCTTCGTCTGGGGTCCCCCCTATACGTGCGTGCGCGCACGTGCCCGCGGGTGCACCTGTTTCCGGCCCTTCTTGCACGCGCGAGGTCTCGGAAGAGGTACCGCGAGGTACCGCGGATTGCCCAGGAGCAACGTAATCAAGCTCCAGCGCCATTTTCGGCGCGGTACCTTCGCCCTCAAGGTACCGCGTCAGGGTACCGCAGGTACCGCGGGATTCGGCCTCCGCCAGCCGGTAGGTGGCCGTCTTGGTGTGGCTGTCAATCCGCGCAAGCACCCGCCATTTACCGATCTGCTGCTCTCGGACACTGGACAGGCCCTGCCCCAGCCGCGTCAGCTGGGAGCGGAATGACTTGTCGCCGATCACAGTGCCCAGCAGGTCCTGGTCGAGGGCGAGCTCGAGCAACTGCTTCACCGTCACCTCGTGATCGGCGAAGGCATCCCACCAGGCCACGATGAACTGCCGCCACTCGTTCCCGGTGGTATCGGCCGTGTCGTAGAGCGACTCCAGATCTCCCAGGAAGCCGCTCACCCCGGCCACTTCGAGAATGCCGCCGATCACCGCCGACCAATTCTCGAAGGAGCCCATGCGCTTCTTGTGCAAGGGGCGGCCGACCGCGATCCATGCCTGGATAAGGGTGAGCACCGCGCACAGCAAGTCGGCCCGGCGCTCCTTCGCCCAGTCGATGATGGGGTCGTGCTTGAATCCATCCCGCCACCAGGGACGCTCCATCTTCGGGTCGATGCGAATGCGCATGCACCGACGCGCCAGCTCTAGCGAGAGGGAGGGGTTGTTGGCGGTCATCAGCCAGGTGGCGCGGTTGGGAAGGCTCAGCATTTGGCTCTCCCCCAGCAGCCGGTCGCTCCAGGAGGAGGCGGTGAGCACGGCGGCGAGGCTGGGGTAGTGCAGCCTGCGTTTTTCGTCGGCGTTATCCAGCAAAATGATGGGGCGGCCCAAGGCCAGCTCGGCCGTGATGCGTTTGCGGGCCTCATCGTCATCACCGGGAAGCGTGGTGATATGACACTCCTGCCCGGTGTGGACAATGGAGACGAGGTTGCAGAACTTGCCCTTTCCGCTGGCGATGCGAGGCGCCTCCACCAGGTACATGGGAGTGGGCCCGCCGATCATCCGACGCGCGGCAGGCTGCACCAGCGCGGCCAGCGCGTGGGCGCGCTCGGACTCGCCGATGAACGGGAAGTCGACCAGCAGATCATCGAGCAGCAGCGACCTCGCTGCGGCGAGCTGCTCGGCGGTGGGTCGTTCGGGCAGACCGGACAGGTCGAGTGGACCGGAGGGTTCATACCAGAGCCGCTCGTCCGCGTGGTAGCCGGGCGCGTCGATGAGCCGCCCCTCGCGGCCGAAGACAGGAGCGCCGATCACCTCCGCGAGCACCGGCAGCCCCCGGTCTGGCAGTGCCAGCATGTCGCCCGGGATCTCATGGGGGGGCCGGGCGGCAGAGACCTCCTTCTTGTAGCGCTTGACCCAGTCTGCAGTTCGCAGGAGCAGGCCGTTGACGAACCGCTCCTCTGCACTCTCGATCCAGGCGCCGTGCGCGCCCTGCTGTACGTCTTCGTTTCGTCGGATGTGCGCGAGCGTGCCATCCCCCCGCCGGAACAGCACCGGAGGGTCGTTCGCCAGGAACAAGGCGCCCCAGGCGTCGCCGATGATATCGCGCAGCTGGCGGTCGTTGACGTTGATCTCGGGCAGTCCGGAGCCATCCGACTTCCGCCCACTTCCGGGCAAGCGGACACCGGACAGCTCCGCCACCTTCTCGCGCGCGGCGCGGAAGTCAGCAACGACACTTCGTTCGATCAGGAAGTCGAAGACCGAGAGCGACTTGCCTGAGATGAAGGAGTGGAACTGCCCCCGCTCGGCCTGCCCGGTGCCGTCGGCGACGCCGGCCGAGGGGTCGCGGTCACCGGATGGCGACCACGGGTCCCGGCATTCAAGCCACCCGGTCTTGTGCCGCTTGCCGGTGAGCCATTCGCCGTAGACTGACTCCAGTGGCAGGGCGCCCAGTGCGCGGCCCCGCCACTCCTGCCAGGAACGCTCCGTCGCCTGCTGCTTCTCCTGCTTGCGTTGCTCCTTTGCCTCCGCCCTGGAGGCGGCGACGAGGGTCTCGACGGCCGCCAGGCTCGCGGTGTCGAAGGAATCAGGCAGGTACGGGACGGGCTCGCCGGCCCCATCGAGCCGGTGAAACTGGTTGGCCGGCCATCCCGCCTTCCACCACCACGGCAGCCACACCAGGTTGCCGTAGCCGTCATCCTCGATCTTGGTCTGCTTGGGGAAGACCTCGATCACCCGGCCGGTGTTGGCCTGCACTACCTCCCCGTTGGCGAGCGTGACTTCACCCGGCAAGAGTGAGAAGGCGAGCGCGCGGGCGAGATGCGCCGGTACCGGCGGATCGAAGAAACACCACAGGTGCCAGCCCTTGCCGCTTCCCGACTGCTCCAGGTGAGACGGGATGCCAGCCCGCGCGAAGGCCTGGTGGACAGCGAGCGCTGCTGCCTTCGGATCGGCGAGAGCCTCCGCGTGGCCACTTCCGTCGAAGTCGAGGCAGAGCCACTTCGTCGTGCCGTCGGGCGCCGGCGTGTACGTGCCCACCCGGAACCAGCCCAGTTCGGCACCGGTGCCGTAGCGGTTGCGGTACCGGACGCTGGCTTTCGGAGCGGCCTCGCCGCAGACATGTGCCGCGAGCAGCACGTCGAGATCCGTGCCTTCCTGGGTGGGGCACGGTTTCTCCCAGGAGGCCAGGAAGGCGAGGACGTCGCTGCGACACAGGAAGTGCCGGCGGAGGAGTGCCAGGGCATGGTGAGTGTCGAGGTCGGACCGCTCCTTCATCCACGGCCCTCGTCTTGCTGGCCCAGCAGCGAGAGGAAGGTCTTACGCCGGCCTACTTCGCGCTTGTCGGCACAGTTGCGGATGCCCCATTGGTCACCCAGGATGATCGCGACTTGCTGGGCGCGGGTGACGCCGGTGTAGAAGAGATTCCGATGGTGCTGGAAGCTATGGGACTTGTGAACCACCAGCACCACACACGGAAACTCCGATCCCTGGGCCGAGTGGATGGTGAGCGCGTAGGCCAGATGGAGGTCCTGGAGGTGCCCCTCCTGGGCCGATAACTCGACCTCCCGCACCTCCCGGTCGAAGAAGCGGACGACGAGGTCATGACTCTTCCCATCTACGGCCACCACCTGGCCGATGGAGCCGTTCATGATGCCGAGGTCGTAGTTGTTGCGCTTCTGGATAACTTTGTCGTGGAGCAGGAAGCGCGGCCGGCGGCCCGGCCGAGTAGGAGGCACCTCGACTCCGTAGAGCTTTCGCTGCAGTAGCCGCTGGAGTTCAACGTTCAGAGCGGCCGTGCCCAGCGGCCCCTTGTGCGTCGGGGTCAGCACCTGCACCTCGGAGATCAGGTCGAAGCGCAGTCTCTCCGCGATCCCGTCCCGGTGCATGTCGAGCAGCGCCTGCAGAGCATCTTCGGCCTGGGTGAGATGGTTGATGAGAATCCAGGGCGGGACTCTGGTCGGTTCGGGGGTCGCGGTCTTGCGCACCTCCCCCCGCAGCACCGCGATGGAGTTCTCCTTGAGCGGGCCGGCCTGGCGGACGATCTCGTCGAGTACCGCCGTGGGCAGCACGCGTGTGTCGATCAGGTCGCGGAGGATGTTGCCCGGGCCGACTGGGGGGAGCTGATTGTGGTCACCGACCAGGACGACCGCGGTGCGCTGCGGATCGACTGCCTGGAACAACTGCCAGGCGAGGGGCACATCCAGCATAGACACTTCATCCACGATCAGCACGTCCGCGTCGATCGGGCTGTCCGCACCCAGCATGAAGTTGTGCCCGTCATAGCCGAGCAGGCGGTGGATGGTGAACGCCTCCCGCCCGGTCACCTGCTCCATGCGCTTGGCGGCCTTGCCGGTGGGAGCAGCGAGGACAACCGAGAGATCGTGGGCGCGGCAGATCTCTGTGATCCGGGCGCTGACATGCGTCTTGCCGCTTCCTGCGCCTCCTGAGATCAGGGACATACGGTGCTTGAGCGCGGTCCTCACGGCCTCACGCTGGCCCGCATTCAGACCGGGCGCGTGCTCATCGATCAGCGCGTTGGCATCGGTGTCGTTGGCGAAGTGCGGGTTCGGCGCGCCGCCGGTGGCGAAGACCGCGGCTAGCTCCTCCTCCATGCGCCTGATCTCGGGGATGGCCACCAGGAAGCGGCCGGCATAGGAGGCGCAGGATAGCTCGCCTGCGCCGATCAGACCCTCCAGCGTGTGCTCGATTAGCTCCCGGCTGCCGAGGGAGTCCAGCGCCAGCACGCCGTTCGCCAGTTCGATCAGCTGCTCGTATCCGACCCAGCAGTCGCCCTGCTCCAGTCGCTCGCGCACGCAGAACAGCACTCCCGCTCGTAGCCGCGACGGGTGCTCTTTCGCGGTCCCGATCTGGAGCGCGATCTGGTCGACGCGTCGGAAGCCGAAGCCGGGGATCTCCCTGACGATCAGATACGGGTCCGCCTTCAGGATGGGGACGACGTTGTTACCGTACTTCTCGACCAGAGTGGTGACTTGATGGTGCGTGAGACCATAGGTGGAGAGCCACACGAGGGCGGCGTTCACGGTCCTGGTGCGCAGCCACTCCTCCCGCAGCGCCTCGACTGTCTCAAGCAGGAGGTGGGCCTCGTCGGCGATCAACTGCGGCTCTTCGGTTAACGCGCGCTCGAAGTCGGCACCGAAGCGAAAGGCGATGCGCCGAGCCTTCACCGGGCCGATGCCTTTGATCGCGGGGTGATGCGCCAGGTAGTGCGCCAGGCCCTCGGGATCCAGGTCGAGGTCCAGCTCGACCGCCTCCACCTGGAGTTGCCGGCCGTACTTGGCATGCGTCTCCCAGCGGCCCCGCAGCACGACGGGCTCGTGCTCCTGCACCAGCACCGGCCCCGCGAACTTGACTCGCTTCCCGTCGTCTGTGCGCAGACAGCCGGCCGAGAATCCCGGGCTGGAGAAGTACACGTCCTCAACCCGGCCGCGCACGGTAACTGACTGAGACGTCATGGCGTCGAGCATTCCGATATCACCTTCCGGTAGGCACGCAGCAGGAAGCCCTCGGTGAACCGACAGCAGGCCTGCCGATCAGAGCAGAAGAACACCGGCACGCCGTAGTCGACGATGATGCTGATCGCCGCCCCGACGACCGAGTTGGGATGGGCGCCGCTGTGGTAGCAGTGGCCGAAGACATCGGCCAGATCCGCTTCCACCACCACGCAGGCCGCCCGGTAGTCGCGGAGCTTTTCTATCTCACGTCGGAAGCGCGGCCGATCGCGGATGACCGAAGAAACGAAGTCATCCAGGGTCTTGCGCTCCACCGCGAGGAGATGCTCCGCACCCTCGACCGAATAGTCGCCGGCGGCGAGGGGGGACCGCACGGCGACTACCCGGTCAGAGAAGGCGTAGGGAAGCTGCTCCCGCGTGTCGATGATCACGCGGACTGGCTCCATCTCAGAAGGCCGGGAGGGCGGAGCCAGTGGACGCGGCCGGAGCGGCAGGAGTGCCAGCCGATGAGATGCGCTTGTTGAGATAGACGCTCTCGTTCTCGCCCCGGGTCCGCTTGGTGACTTCGAGCTGGATGTCCAGCAGCTCCGGCAATCGCTGCGGCAGTTCGGACAGCTTGCCCAGGGTGAGGCCGCAGGTGTGCAGGTCGGTCTTCAGCCACTTCAGGTTCTCGGCGGAGGCGATGACGTTGTTGCGCCACAGCAGCCGCCCCTGGCACTGCGGGCCGAGGACGCGCAGGCACCATTTCAGCATGGGGTTGCCGGCGCGGGAGCGCAGCAGCTCGACGCGCTCGACCGTCACCTGGTACTTGCCATCCGGCAACGGTTCGAAATCCGAGTCCTCGACGGGTGCTCCTTCGAACTCCGCGTCGAACGTCGCGAGGTCGGTGGCACTGACCTCCTGGGCCGCGCCGTGCTCGTCACTGCTGGTCATGATGCATCTCCTTGTGATGGGGTGGAATTCCCGGGACCGGACATTGCCGGACATTGCTGAGCCGCCTGGAAGGCGGCAAGGAACGCGTCGAAATCGAGCTCAATGGTCTCAGGAAGGCGCCCAGTGCGATCTCCGGCCTCGAAGTAGGGGGAAGGCTTGGTGCGCATCACGCGGCGCATGGTGGGTTGGCCATCAGGGCCAGGCGCGGTCTCGATGTCGCAGTACAGGATCAGATCAGCCATGCCCAGCACGACTTTGCGGGGTCTTTCCCGCAGCGAAGGGACGGCCTTGTGGTAGCTGCCAGTGCGGGTCTTGACTTCCTCGAGCTCGGCATGGGAGATCATCACCAATCCGTAAGGCAGGTGCGAGATCTTGGTGAGCACGCGCTGGAACTCGGTGAGAATCAGGCTGTAGCCTTTGCCGAAGGCCAGATCGGACTCGTGCTCGACGTGGTGCTTCTCGCAGATGTGGCGTTGGCAGAGCAGCCAGAGATTGTCGATGGTGTCGATGACGACTGTGCGGAAGCCGTGGTTTCCCTGGGCGAGCTCGTTGCAGACGGCCAGGTGGGTGGCCCAGGAGTCGATGGTCACCCGGTAGCATTCGATGCTGTTCTGGCCCGCCTCCGTCGCCAAGATGACGCTGCTGGGGAAGCGCGAGGCGAGGGTCGTCTTGCCGGCCTTGGGGAACCCCACGATGAGGGTGGTGAGATCGGACAGATCTCGCTTGGGCGGGGTGGGTTGTGTGGGCAGAAGGCTCATTGCTTTCCTCTCCGGACTCAGTTGGTTGCACTGCCTGCGCGGGTGAAGCTACGTGCGGCGCCACGGCAACGGCCGCTCAGCCAATCAAGGGCACGATCGAGCGGTCCGCGGCGGGAGAAGCCATCATTCTTCGCAACGCGCTCCACGTCGAACGCGGTCAGACCGAATTCGTTCAGCAGCAACTGGGTGAAGAACACGGCGACACTCTGGCCGGCCTTGGTGCGCGCGTCGACCACCAGAGCGCGCAGTCGGTCGTCGGCCCAGTAGCCGCAGTCCAACCGCACCCTGGCCCGCCCATGAATCTGCTCCGCGAGCAGGATGGCCTGGGCCACCAAGTCCCGGGCGCGCTCCATCGACACCTCGGAAGCGAAACGGAAACGATAGATCTCGGGGGTTATGACGGTCATCTCGGTCCTCATCGAAGAGCAGTTCCTACTACTGTCTTTACGAAGGAAGGCCGCGAAACGCCGGAACCGCTTTTCATAGGTACGCGTCCAGCCCAGCCCGCCGGAAGGCGCGCCTGATCTTTCGTATCTCGTCGCAAAGGGTGGCGCGGGGCATCCTGAGTTCGGCTGCCACTTCGGTGATGCTGGAGACGCGCAGTCTCCGACAGATCTCTTGCTGCTTCACCGTCAAAGTGGCCTCGACGCGCAGCACGTCCACGCGGCAGTGGATCTGCTCCTCCGTGACGCGGCCGCTCAGTCCCCGCTGGACCTGCAGAGCATCGTCCACCGCCAGGTCCTCGATCTGGACCTGCTCATCGCCGACGGTTGTCACGTGCTCGTGGAGAGAGACCACCTCCACCTGGTGCCCTCGCTGCTTGGCGCGGCGAATGCGCGCCATGTCGGTCGCCTTGTGACTGATGATGCTGGCGAGGAAGTGCTCTCGCTTTCCCCGGCGCGGGTCGTACTTGGGCAGCTGCTCGAGCACGTGCACGACCAGCTCCTGTTGGAGGTCAGGCCATTCATCGGCCCTGAACCCCTCCTGCTTGCTCAACTGCATGGCTTTGCTCCAGATGCGCTTGACAGTCTTGGCGTCAAGATCGGCGCGGCGAACATCGGCACCCACTGCTTCCTCCTCGGGGCCGAGGAGGAGGTCGTCATGAGTGCCGTCGGGCCGAAGCTACCTAAAAAGCGAACGGAGCTCGTCGCGAGCGCGCCGATATGGCGACACCCACAACGACCTCCGTTCTTCGGCCAGTCTGTTGTTTTGGTTTCGTGAGACCGATACGACTATTCAGTTGTCGACATCCGGCTGTGCTAGAACCGCATCAACATCAGCCGGTGGATGATGAGACGGATGGGATGCCCATGCTGGACCACGATACTCACCGTCGCCAGGGAGACGGTATCCAGGCGGCGGAAGAGCTCCCTGAGCACGCCGCTCAACCTCTGTCTGCGCGTTGTGGGCAGGGGCTGAGGAGACGGGTCCTGCTGGGTGAGGCAGTGGATTTCCTTGACCTGCGGGGTCACTTCCCACTGCGGTTGGCCTGCCTTGATCTGCAGGCCATCGATGCAGCCGAAGTCGACTCGCTGCATCAGCTCGACGAGGCGCTTGCGTTCGTCAGATAGGTGTGGGAATTCATCAGGAGCGATAGAGATGTGACGGCGTTTGCGGCTCTCCTCGTCCGAGGGTCCAGACACCACACGAGCTCCTTTCTCGAACCGGTAAGGTGGACGGTCTTGCCTGCTCGCGACACCCAACCAGCGCGAGCACTTACCCGAAAGGAGCTCATTACCGTGACAGCGCGGACCCCCCCGATAGAGGATAGAAGCCAACGGCATGCGACACACAGCCCTCAGGTGTGCATCTAGCGGATGCCTTCTAAGCGGAAGACCGTTGTTCTGTATTCCACAAACAACGTGCGAGTACGCGAAGTGATCTTCACGCGCTCCGTCGCACTGCCATTGGCGGGCCTATACGAGTTCTCGGAGCGGTTCCAGCGGCGCCCCAAAGCTACCTGGGGCGGGACTGAGGTGATCCATCGCGGAGGTGGGCCGGTCCTGCTGTTGGCGGAGAGCCAGGTCAGAGACCGGCGGCGAACACTCAGAGCGTCTGCCAGCCGGCTGACGCACGCATCGCGCTCTCGAACAGATCCAGCTTGCTGAAGATCACCTGACGGAGTTCGTCTTCGGTGTCAGTAGTGCACTCGGGCGGAGATTCGACTGCGGTGATCTGGAGCTCGAACCTGGCCTCGCCCGCAAGTTCATCGCCCGACAGCACGCCATCTGGAAGGGCGATCTCCATCTTCAGCTGCCCGGCGGCGATGAGAAGGATGATGGAACCGATCAGCTCCGGCCGCGACAGCCTGCCAAGGGCATGTGCGAAGGCAAGAATATCGCTGCCTTCATTAAGATCGAGCCAGCGCGAGATCAGCGCTGCCAACGTCCACCATTGGGGATCACTAAGGCGTTGGATCGCGCCACCTGACAGGCCTGTGTTGAGAGCCGCGATGATGGTGAGCACGCCGGTGTCGTCGATGTCTCTGCCTCCCTGGCGGCGCGACGCGCAGCCGCGCTTGGCACCCCAAGAGTGTACTTCAGATGGCTGTCGCTGAGTTCCTGCCGTGGGTCAGTTAGCATTGGTCGGCGTGAACCCCAGTACGCGTCTCTGCTCCCCCCACCCCATCGGCGCTCGGAACAGCTTCTCCAGGGAAAGTCCATCTGGCTCGGTGCCGTTGAGGATGGTCTCGATGATATCCGGTGCCAACAAGGTCAGGTCCAGGAGCCGTGCGACATACCGGTTATCAACCCCGAGCTTCTCCGCGAGCGCGTACATCGAGGGGTAGGTGCCGTCTTCGAGCAGCTCCTGCCACCGCAGGGCGCGGGCGACCGCAATGGCGAGGGGGTTACCCAATCTCGGAACCGGCGACGGTCGCTGGTCCAGCCCCTCGGGCACGATGACCTGTTTGCGGCCGCCTCGCCGCTTCAGCTGCATGGGCACGCGAATGCGCACCGCGCCGTTGTCGTGCATGATGCTCGGCCGAGTCGCGCTGCTCACGCCAGCACCTCCGTGTTCTGATCACTGCGAAGCTCCAGCGCCAGGCTCTCCAGCCCATCCGCGCGCAGTTGGACCTCCAGCCCATCCGCCCTGACGTCCACCCGACTGACCAGCAGCCGCAAGATCCGCTCTTGTTCTGCGGGGAAGAGCTCCTGCCACATCGGATCGAGCGAACCCAAGGCCTCGATCATCTCGGCTTCACTGATGCGCGGAGAGAGCGCTTCGATCTCCCGTGACGGCGCCCTCAGCGCGAGCTCCTGCTGCTCCATCTGAGATGCAAGCTCCGCCATGCGCGTGGAGACCGTGGTTGACGTGCCGTTTGGCCCGGCCACCAGCTGCTGGGTCTCCCGCTTGATGCCGGCCAGTGCCGTCTCGACCTCCGTGCGCTGCTCGGTCAGCTGGCGCACGCGCTGCTGACTCTGCTCCCGGGCGGCGAACAGAGTGGCAGCCACCATCTCCGGCGAAGAGAGGATCGAGCGAACCTGATCGACGACCGCGCGCTCGACGTCGCCCGCGGGCACCGTCCGCACCGGACATTCGTCACGGCCGTTCTTGGCGGCGCCCACGCACAGGTAGTACCGGTACACCTTCCCTCGGTGCTTGGAGTAGGTCGGCCCCATACTGCGATCACAGTGCGCACACCGGATGATTCCGCGCAACAAGGCCGTAGTCTTCGTCCGCGTCTGGGCGCTCCGGACGCGGTAGTTGTCGGCCAAGATGCTGTGGGCTTGGTCCCACAGCCGGCGCGGCACAATGGGATCATGCTCGCCGGGATATCGCTTTCCCTTGTGGCTGACCTCGCCGATGTAGATCGGGTTGTTGAGCAGGCGGTAGATGTGGCCAAGATTCCAAGGACCGCCCGCGTGCAGGCTTCCCGACTTCGTGGTCCAGGACTTGGTCCGGTAGCCGCGGGCGTTCAGCTCTTTGGCCAACTCCGTGGTGGAACCGGCCTCGATGAAGCGCGTGAAGACGTGCCGAACGAGTTCGGCCTCCGTCTCATTGACCACCAGGCGCTTGCGCTCCCGGTCCGCGTCATACCCGAGCACGGGCATGCCGCCACAGTACTTCCCCTTCCGCTTGGTGGCGGCGACCTTGTCGCGGATGCGCTCGCCGATGATCTCGCGTTCGAACTGGGCAAAGCTCAGGAGGATATTCAGCACCAGCCGGCCCATGGAGGTCGTGGTGTTGAACTGCTGGGTGACGGAGACGAAGGACACGCCCTTACGCTCGAGGATCTCGATGATTCTGGCGAAGTCCAACAGGGAGCGGGAGAGGCGGTCGACCTTGTAGACGACGATGCAGTCGATGCGGCCGGCCTCCACCTCCTCCAGGAGTCGCTTTAGGCCGGGCCGCTCCATGTTGCCGCCGGAGAAGCCGCCATCATCGTACTGGGCGGGCAGCAGTGTCCAGCCCTCGTGCCGCTGGCTGGCGATATAGGCCTCGGCCGCCTCTCGCTGCGCGTCGAGGGAGTTGAACTCGGAGTCGAGGTTCTCGTCCGTTGATTTCCGGGTGTAGATTGCACAGCGGATGCGGGACGGGTTCGGGGCCTCAGTCTGTCGTGTCATCTGCCGTTCCCCTCACCATTGCGCAGGCCAAAGAAGGCGCGGCCGTTCCAGTGCGTGCCGGTGATCGCCCTGGCGATTGCGGTCAGCGAGCGGTAGGGCCTGCCCTCGAACTCAAAGCCGCCCGCGATGACGGTCACTTCGTAGCGCCGGCCGTTCCAGACGCGGACGAACCGCGTTCCGAGGACGGCCACGTCCACGCGACGTCGTGGCGTGCCGCCCCGGCCGGGGATCGAGGCCTCCTCATCTAGCCCCGCGTCCCTGATTATCCCGGCCGCACGACGCCTGGCATCATCGGACAGGCCGCCATAGGTGAGTTCCTGGACGCGGTAGGCCAGGCGCTTGATCAGGAACCGCCGCTGGTGAGTCGGGGGGTCGGCCCCGAACAGCTTGCGCCAGCGTGCCTTGAGTTCCGGGACTGCCAGCGTCTCCAACTCGGCGATTTGCTTCAGCGTCTTCGTGCTCATGTCTCTCCTCTCTCTCGTTCGGACGGGGGTTCGAGACATGAATCACTCGAAGCGCGAAGAACATCAAGTCCTTTGTTCTCCACGTCCGCACGTCGCAGCCGCAGCCGCAGGAAGCCCCCGGCAAGCAGGGACGCGACCTCGCGGCAGCGGTCTGCGTCAGGCATGAGTTCGGGGTCCCGTAGGCTCCGCAAAGACAGTCTCCCAGTGTGATGTCGAGCGCGATCTCTGGTGCGTAGACAGCGCGCCAGCTCACTACTGTCTTTACGAAGACCGGCCGCGAAACGCCGGAAGGTCCAAGGCTTTCTGATTCCTGCCAGCCGCCCAATGCACGTCAGATACCGTGACGGCGGCCAGGACTGGTGTGCAACGCCCCGAGGCGCCGAAGGAGCAATCGCGGCCGCCTCCGTGCCCACACTGTCCGGCCAAGCGCAAGCGTTTGGTTCCCGGATCGACTTACCTGAGCAGGAGGTGAGAAGCACACGCCTGGCGAATACCGTTTGTTTGAGGAGTGCGCGCAGTGCGCAAGCGCCTCGCCGAATAGCTGAGAGTCCGAGTTAGCTCGACTCGGAGTTCATCGGCCTTAGCCGAGTTTGAGGGGCTACGCAGTTTCGGATTCCCGGACACCCAGAGGAAGAAGGTGCAATTCCATGTGGTCCGATAAGGAAACTGCAGTTGACTGCCTGGGCTTCACAAGCTACGTAGACGTCCTCGCCGAGATCTGCGTGCACGAAGACCTCGCGCCGCTGACGCTTGGCGTTTTTGGATCGTGGGGAAGCGGGAAGACCAGCTTGATGCGTATGCTCATGGATCACATCGAGCGGCCACATCCAGAGCGCACCGAAGTCCTATGGTTCAATGCCTGGCGCTACGAGGGCAGAGAAGAAGCCCAATCAGCACTGATTCACGCCATCCTGAACAGGCTCAAATCCAAGCAGACCCTCGTTGATGAGGCCAAGCAGCTGTTCGACAGACTGAAGAAGGGCGCGAGCGTCCTCAAACTGAGCAAGGCCATCGCGAGAAGCGCTTTGACCATGACCCCGGATATTGGGGGGTTCATCGACTGCCTTCAGGATGAATCGGAGAAGGTTGCGGAGACCATCGAGTCATTCGAAGCAGACTTCACGAAGCTCCTGAGCGTGGTCAAGGTTGACCGCATCATAGTCTTCATCGACGATCTTGATCGGTGCAGTAGCTCGAAGATCATCGAGACATTCGAGACCATCAAACTCTTCCTGAACACACCGTCGTGCACGTTCGTGATCGGCGCGGATGCCGCCAGGATCGAGCAGGCAGTTGGCGAGGTCTACTCGGTTGCTGAGTCTAGTCGCCGCAAGGACTACCTCGAGAAGATCGTGCAGATTCCGTTCAACATTCCTCAGCAGAGCATCGCAGACATCGCCTGCTACGTGGGAATGCTGGTGCTTCTCCAGGCTCTTAAGGAGCCCGGTATCCGCGAGTTGGCCAAGTCTCGGCCAGCCTTCGTCGCGGCGGAGGTCCCTCTTGAGGAGTTCCTCGAATGGCACCGTCAGAACGCGAGTCTGTTTGTGAAGAGCTCCGGCGACATCCCGGCGGAGCTTGCGGGCATCGTGCCTTACGTGGCGATTCTGGCTCGAGGATTGCGGGGCAATCCGCGCCAAGTGAAGCGGTTCCTCAACGTTCTGGCGCTAAGGCGGCGGCTCGCGCACGCGAACGTGCTTGATGTGCGACAGGACCTGCTCGTCAAGCTAGGCGTGCTTGAGTATGTGTGGAGTGACTTCTTCGTGTCGTTGGCCGAGACTGTAGATCCAAATACTGGTTTCTCTCCGCTTATCGCGGAGATGCTGGCTTCAGACGTCGCCGAGGTCGATTCCAAGAGTGATTCAAAGCTGCTGGCGGAATCGCTCAGCACCTCCGGACTGCTCGACTTCCTTCGTGATGAACCCGAGGTCAACGGGACGCTGGATCTTCGGCCCTATCTGTTCCTCGCACAAACCTCCCTCAGCCGTGGACAGATAGGCGATGTGCTTCCCATCAATGAACAGGTGAACGTGCTTGTCCGCAACGTAGAGAGTGATGATCGTCTCATCAGCCAGGCGGGAGCACGGCATGCCGCGGCAAGCGAGGCGGCGATTGCAGAAGCGGTAGTCCGCGCCCTTGTGTCCGACTTGCCGTCGGTACCCAACGCGCTTCGAAGAACGCACATCGTCACTGGGTTGCAGGCTATCTGTCGCAAGCACAGGAGTCAGTTTCCTGCAGCGCTCAAGGCGATAGAGCACATGGGGCCGAGTGATCCGGCATCCTCGTTGTCCGCGACGACACTCATCCAGGAAGCCAGGGCGGCGGGCATTCCGATCCCCGACGGACTGGAGTCACGATTTGCGGAGGCGTCGATCCTCAAAATCCCTTCCCGGACGCCGAGAGGGAAGGCGTAGGGGGAGATCAGTGGGCACGTCTGGTAGCATCAGGACGCCGAAGGGGGGAGACTGGACGCCGCTCAAGGGCGACATCTCCGCGGCTCTCGACGGCGATGACGCAGTCCGGCCGGAGGCATTGGTGGGCGGGGCCATCGGCGCGCTCGGTGGTCTTGGCCCGTCCTTGGGCGCTCCGTCGCGGGGCGGCGCATCTTCCGCGGGCAGTGCTCCACGTGGTGGTGTGGCGAGGCCGGCCGGCCGTCCCAGGGGTGGCGCTGCCAGAAGATCGGTCGCTCGGACAACATCCAGACTTGCCGGCTTCGCGTCAGCGGTCCAGGCAGGCGGAATGCAGGCAGGCCTCGATGCCCTCGGGCTAGGTGACATCGCCGGACGCCCCGCTGCAGAGGTGATCGCAAGAGTTGCAGACCGCTTGGCGGATGCTGCAGCTGGGCAGCAGCAGGTGCTCCTTGCTACGGCACTGAGAGACGCCATACTGGAAGCGGTGGAGCCT